AGTTATGAGTGTCTGTCCCTCACCACCTGATTGATCCCAAGTAAATGATCCACCACTTAAATCTGTACCAGGGCTAACGCCCCGAGTAAAGTTATCTGTATATAACGCACCGGGAACATAAGGAGCAATATGCCGTGTATTCCACTGTAGTCCAAGAGACTTGCCTACTGGAAGGCTTTTTACATTCCATACGAACTGTAAAGTTTTCCCAACCGAAGTCTTTATATTCCAGCGAATGTCTAGGGTTTTTGCTACCTGAGTGATTGGTAGGTCTTGCCAAGTATTTGTAGGGTAACTTCCCCAAGTACCTGTGACATTATTCCAAGAAGTAGGATTAGGACTAAGAACAGCCGGAACCGAATCCCAGTAGCCTGCGGGGTAAGTTCCCCACGGACTAGTTAATGCTCCCCAGGCATTAGGGTTAGCCATTAAAGCTCCGCACTAAAACCAACATAACCATTAACGCTTGCTGTAAAGAGAGAATATCCACGTCCGACTACTAAACTACCAGCGGTATCTATCACCATATCTGCTGCTTCTTTAGTACTTGAGGTAGTTACTCTTAGATTAGTAACTGCTGTATTTGCTGTACGCTCGCTAGTATTAAATGTTCCAGAAAAAAAGATAGTTGGAACAGCCCGCATCGTAACGGGAAACCTATACGGCACATAAGCAGCAACAGTAGTCGCCGCAATGCCAAGTGGACTTATACAAGCGCCAATAGCCCCACCATCACTATGAATATAACAATATCTCTGACACCAGGCTAATTGAACCTGCTGCGGAAGCCGCTCAAATGGCGTAGCGGATGAGCCGGCCTCTAGTTGAACATCTGTCAAGTAAATCGTAGTGTTTTGAATACCAATATTCGACGAACGCGAAGAAAAATTAGACCCAGCAGATAACCAGAAATAGACACATAAATAATCGGTATCACTAGTTCCGACTGATTTCCCAACAATACTAGGAATCGTGAAAGTGACTGAATAACGAGTAAAAGTATTATTAAGCGTTATTGCGGATACAGACGTTTGTAATGTAGCCGAAGGTGAACCGCCTGTACCAAAGAACTGTTCTACTTCAATTCCGATTTTAGGACTACCAGAAATAGCATAACCAATAAACGAAAGCGTTACTTGCTGACCTGCTAGTGTACGAACGCTCTCTATACGTTGGCTAACATAAGCATAATCAATAACCGAGTTAGCTTGCCCCGATACTACCGACTGAATACTTGCTTTTGCTCCATTCATACCACCGCCAGATTGCAAACTTTCATTAACCGGACTTATGGTATGAGTTCCATCAACATTATTTTTAAACCAACCATCAACAGTATAAACACCAGATGCTGTAAAGCCGCTAATACCTCGTTGACGAATACTCATATCACCGTTACGAATCACATTGCGATATGCAGTCTGGACACTCTGCATTGAGTTGATACTGTTCTGTAGAGCAACAGCACCATCATCAATCTTCTGCATGTTGTCGCCAATGTCTTGCTCGACAACAACTAAATCTGTGCTAGTAGGCTTCCGCAGGTTCCACTTAGTCGTGTTGGTAGCCATTACAACTCCGCACCTATTTCAAAAAAGACGGGAGTACCAGAAAGTTGACGGAGGTAAGCAACTCTACCAGCAGTACCAGTACCTGTAGGGAAAGTCACTTGCCATTCAGCATGATCAGCATTTGATACCCCAGCAGTCAAACCACCAGTAACAGCCCAGTTTGCTGTAATTACATCCGTAACATATGCAGTACCGGAGGATGCATTAAATATAGGTGTTGAAGGCGCCCGTAACCTAACAGGCAAGGGAATCATAAACAGTGCGACTGTCGCAGCAGCAAGGTTTCCTACAGCCAGTGTTTCATTAACAAGAGCTGTAGTCTTACGATAATAGTATCGTTGATTCCAGGCTAACTGAACTTGCTGTGGTAATCTTTCAAACGGAGTTGCTACAGGGCCGGCCTCAAGTTGAATATCTGCAAAACCAAAGTTACCATTTTGGATAGGAACATTCCCATTGCTTGCTGTATAATTCGAGCCACCTGACAACCAGAATTGAAGAAGTAAGAAATCTGTACCGTCTGTACCAACAGTCTTACCAACAATACTTGGAACAGTAAACGTTACTGTATATTTAGTCGGAGTCTGATTAACAGTAACTCCACCAACTTGTACTTGTGCTGTTGCAGCACTAGCACCGCCACCCGCACCGAAACTTTGCTGAACAAAAATCCCAAGTTTGGCTGTTGACAAAACCCCACAATAACCGATAAAAGAAAGTGTTACTGTTTTTCCAGCAAGAGTGCGCACACCTTCAATTCTCTGTTGAAGATGTAAGTAGTGAGTTGCTAAAGTTGCACCAGTTAAGTTTATCTGCATAGCGTAGGCTGCATCACTACTACCAGGATATACTCCGGCTCCCGCAGAGATTTGATAAACTCCGCAAGTACCATCATTATGAGTAGTTTTCCAACCATCCAGTCCAGTAGTAAATGCTAGACCGGTCACTGTTATTGCAGTACCGCGTTGTGCAATCTGAAAATCACCATTACGGAGTTTGTTACGGTAGGCAGTCTGAACAAGTGGAGCAGCAACTTGCAACGCGCCTACTGCATCATCAACCTTCTGCATGTTATCTGATATATCAGTTGTAACATTGACAATATCAGTAACACCAGGCTTACGAAGGTTGAGATTAAGCGTGTTAGTTGCCATTAGAGAGTATCACCCTCAACGCGGATAGTCGCACCATCGTTAGATACAGCAGCCGTATTAGCAGCCGTTCGACGAATCCAAATACCCTTACACTGACCAGGGGGAATATCACCTAAGGCTAGTCCTGTAGCCTTTGTAGTTGGCGCTGAGAACGTCTGAGTTGCTGGCGCAGTATTTTCATCAGCGATTGTTTTCATCTGAGGGGAAGCACTTGCAATAACGCTAGCAGCAGTAGTATCCACACTAAGAGCAGCAACAGCGCCACCTGCTACCTCCGCAGAAATCCATACTACAGGGGAGAGGTAGGTTAATGTAGCGTGGTTGTTATGCACAAAGATTCCACGATATTCTGCTTCTGACGCAGCGTTTTCATCACCTGTAATATCATCAAACAGGTTACCTAGGGTTGCATCCGTGATAGCAGTAGTAGAGATTTGGTCACCCAATGATCCAGCAGCCGTTCCAGCAGTAGTATTGCCAGCCGCAGCAACCACGCTGAACTTGAGTAGAATATCCGTCGCTGCAATAGGCATTAAAACTCATCCTTACTCGTAGATTATACCATCATGCTTATATTGATGCTTTGGAGAACGCCAAACATGCGATGCTAAGTCATGCGCTTCGGCCATAGCATCGTCATATTGTGCTTTCTGACGAGCATGTACCATAGCATTCTTAGCGTTAACTCGGGCTTCTACAGAACCATTACGTCCATCGGCATCTGCTAAACGGTTAAGAATTGCATCACTATTAATCATCTGTTCTTCATCATCAACATACATAACGACATAATCAGGACGATCATGATTACCAAGTTGACTATATGTAATCGCAAATGCAGAGTCACCAGGCTTACGTTTATCCCTGGGAATCCACTTAACGTCAAGGTGCCAATCGTATTGGCGAATTACATCAATAGTCCTGTCAATTGCAGGACTAATTAAAGAACCATCTTCATGTGGTACAGGAGCATTAACAATAAAAGATTCCATACTCATTAAAAACTCCGAGATTAAGGGTAGTTCGCAGGATCAATGACTTCAACAGGTTTCTTACCGAGTTGTCGTTGTCTATCAGCAAGACTACCTGTAGTAGCACCTTTACTAGCCAATAACAACATAGCACGATCAGCAAGACTGCCTACAGTCCTGCCAGCCGCAATATGCTGGGCTAGAATATTATCGTGCTTGCTAGGCATAACTACTCCTAAACCTGAGAGGGGCCAGTAGGCGCCTCGGCAACACCTACTGACCCCTGCTCATGGGATTTTTACGCCTCGGTCACATCGTCAAGCAGACCTTGAGCGTTGCGCTGGTTAAGGCCCATCTCCCAGTACTGCTTGAGAACAGCCTCGTAAGCGTCGTAATCGTGTACCCACTTCCAAACTGATCCATCCTTCTGTAACCAAGACCAGTCCTTGTCGCGGTAAATCTTGAACTTACTCTCGTCAAGGAACCACATCTTGCCAGGAGGTGCATCAGGGTCCTCTACAACAGGAATCTCACGTCCGTTGTTAAACGCAAGACCTGTAAGACCGCCATCGAACTCCTTGGTGTTAACATATCGACGCTGCTGTGAAAGCAGGTTGAAGTACGCACGTCGAACACCAAGAGAGGTAAGAATAAGACTCGTCTTACCACCGTTAACGCGAACGTCGTCAGTAAGCTTAATCATAAGACCCTCAGAAAGAGCCCTACCAGTACCGCCGTTAGCGTTAACAACACTCTTCCAAAGCGGCTGAGTGGTGGGGTCAACCGTGAATAAAATACCGGTAGCCTTCACAATAGAGGCTAATCCGTTAGGCTCACGGTTCCAGTTACCGGTACGAGTCAGAATATGACCAACTGTATCGGCAACAGCAGCACCATCAAATGTAACGTTAAGGCCAGAAATAGCCGTAATCTGACGGTTGTAAGCAATGGCTGACGCGCCCCCAACACCGGGACCAACACCCGCGTTAACAATATCGATCTGCTGACCAACCTCAAGGTACTGGGTTGAAACAACAGCAACAACGTTATCAGCCGTACCCGCAGTAGACACAGTAGCAAGAGTACCTAGACCGTCACCGTAGAATACACGGTTAGTGTCCTTAGCAATATCACTCTTGAGATAAGTCATCTCAAGGTCCATAGCGTCGGCAAACGCCTGGTAGTTTTCCGAGGCTAATTCCATCGACGGACCCGACATACGGACACGACCGTATCCGTACTTAAGGCCAATACGAACTGAAATGAAGCCCTGCTGCCCTGCGTTTTGCAGTTGCTCAAGTTCGTTACGGTAACCAATACCAGCGTTACGACGAACACGTAACGGGAAAGTAACGTACTTACCACCGACCTGCGACTCAACGCCACTAGAGGTGCGAAGGATACGCTTATATCCTACGGCTTCCTCTTGTAACTGGTTCTGAATCTTACCCTGATATACTTCCTTTGTAATGGCATCAAGTGTTGCCATTGTGTTAGGCACAATATCTCCTTGTTAGCCTTGACTGCTACGCATTATCAGCGTTAGCAGCAGCCCTTAACATCTCTTTGACTAACTCTTGGGTATCGGCGCTACCCAATTTAGAAGGATCGGTCCTAATGGTAGGCAATCCACCATTGGAAGATAGCACCGTAGGTGCCCCATTAGCAGTTTGCTGGGTCCGAGTTACGTCTCCACCGTAACTCTTTACCATAGACTGAAACGCCTTTACGGCATCTTCACCATCGACACCGTTCGCTATTTGCGTAAGCACGAACGTCTCATCGTAGTGGCCGTAAGTATCCTTAAGTGCCCCAAGGTAGTCATCAAGAGCCTCTTGATTTTCCTTGGACTCATTAGCCTCAACGTCTGCTAAGAACGTTTCTGCTAACTTCTCCATCATTTGCTCATGCTGAGCAAATCGGGCTTCGTAAGGATCGTCGTCCTCGTCGTCTACCTGACCGCCTGTGTCCCTAACTCCCTGGCTACCAGCAGCCTGCTGTAGAAACTCCGCCATAATGTCAGGGTACGCTTCCTGCATTGCTGCAAGAATCTTAGCCGGCTCGTTCTCAATTGCGGCTGCGATACCTAACGCCTGATTAACAAACTCAGGGTCTACATCATTTTCGATGTAGGGCTTCCACGGCTCGTACTGTTGCTGTAAGTTCTGGAACCTAGACTGTACACCTGAATCCCACCTTTCAAGGTGGGGCTTCACAATGGTGCGTAAAGCCTCATCCGGCAGAATATCTAAAATCTCCTGCCAGGCAGGGTGACCTTGACTATCAGTGTCACCAGCATTATCTGTACCATTGTCATTCTGGCCCTGGATAATGTCGCCGTTTTCAAATCCTGCGTTCTCTCCCACTTACTTCTCCTTAACCGAGTATCGGGCTGTACCATTTATGGCCCTGGCCTTCTACTCACAGGGTAGCAGAGTGGGCTTCCTACAGGAAGGATATACTTAGAACTCTTGACCGTAATTAATCTTACGGTTAATATTCTTAGCGGCAGCCTTCCTAACCTTCCTACCTCTAACTGCCGTTCCGGCGATACGTGCCGCAGCAGCCTTCTGCATCTTCTGAGGTGTAACACGTAAGTTTGGCTGGCTATTAGCCGCAGCCTTGGCCTTCATTGCATTGTTAGTACTTGAAAGACGCTGCGCAACATTAGCCTGATTAGTAGGTGTATTAGTCTTCGCAGCAACGTTGGCCTGAGCCCGTAACTTCGCTGTCTTTAACTTCAGAGCAGCAGCATCTAATCCAGCCGGAACAGACATTAGATACCTGCCGCATCGTCAATAAGCCGAACAGCATACTCAAGGTCATTCTTAGTCATCAGATTCAATGTTGCAGTAGGATAACTAGCCGCTGCCGCAGCAGTAAGACGCGCCTTAAGTGCAGCAACGTCCTTATAGTTCGTAAGAGTAACTGTCTGCGTTGCGGAACCCTGAGTGCGACGCTTATCTGTCCAACTGTGCTTACCTTCAATATCCGCATTAGCCATTAGGAGGACCTCCCTGTGGGGGCTGTTGTGCGTTAGGATCACCTTGTGGCGGTCCTGCTTGTTGTGCGTTAGGGTCGCCACCCGGTTGCCCCGGTTGACCCGGTTGTCCTTGCTGTTGCTGAGCATTAGGGTCGCCACCAATAACAGGACCCTGACTACCATCAGGCATCTGTTGAATCATGCCACCCTGTAGTGCTAAGCGGTGAGTCATAACGTGTAACTCAAAGAGTTGCTTAATCTCATCACTAAGCATCTCAAAACCTTGAGTCTTACGGTATGCATCATGCAGAGCAATGTGCATCTGATGATTGTCCCAGGAATTAGCCTCGATAGCATACTCAGAGTGCTGAGCATCAAACGGCATACCGTTCATCTGAGACATAGCGTTCTGCATCTGGAACTCTGGCATATCTCCAAGAGCCTTAAGCTTAAAGTTTTCTCGCTGTGCCTGACGCTTATCAACCAGGAAGTCCTCGTAAGCCTTTTCGATACCACCGAGGTCCAGTAACTCTAAGAACATCGGTGCTTCGATAGCACCCAACTTAAAGATATCCATTAAGAAGGCTTGCTTGGCGGCCTTACTCTTCGGTAACGCAGAGCCCGACTCAACGCGGATATCCGTATTACCTCTAAGGTCCGATCCCTTCCATTGCTGCGCTTCAAACGCCCCGTCTGTACCCGTAACGCGAACCATGCGCGCAACGTCCCAATACTGGGTAACGTACTTGAGGTAGAGTCGTCCGACTTTTTCAACGGCTTCCTCCAGACTAGCAATACTGAATGCTAATTTGGATTCGTCTTGTTCCTGTAAGAAGCTAAGCGCCGTTGCAGCAGTAACCTGCGAAGGGTTCTGACCACGAGAAATCTCATGCTGTCCACTAATATCATCAAAATCTTGCTGTAAACGATCAAGTTCCTGAATAAC